TCTGAAAAACACAAGGCCATGGTCGACAGGGTAAGCATTGATTCTGATGATGAATTAAAAAACCTCACAAGAGAGTATGTTCAGGCCAGACAAGAGGAGAAGTTGGCTAAAGAAACTAAACAACTTCACATGCAACAATTGAAACAGATTATGTTACACAGAGGGGCACAAGAAGTTGACTTTGGAGACTCTGGCAAGATAGTATGGGGCAAGACATTTAATGTAAGATTTAAAGAAAAAGCAGAAGTAAATTTTTAATATGAAATTAACAGACATTAAAAAAGGTATACTTAAAAACCTAGCGGTTAAAAACCCTCACACACTAGAGGTTAATCCGGTGATTGAAGGTAACTCATATTTTGGGGCGTGCATATTTATTGGAGTTGGAAAGATGTATAATTTTTCAACAACAGAATTAGCAGAAGAATTATCTGAAACTGAAGAGCATGTTGAATTTTTAGAAGAAAAGTTCATTAACATCTTGGGAGATTACTTCACAACCAAAGATCCGAGCACTACCACTAAAGGGTTTTTTGTGAAAACAAATTTAATTCTTAATCACATTAGAATAAACTATAGTAAAACAGTATCTCTTGATGAGATCATTAAAGATAAAATAAAATGAAATTAGAAATTATTGGGCAAGTACAATATATATCTGAGGCAAAAGAAATTTCAGGCAAAGAGCAACACTTCTTTAAAACAATTTGGTTAAAGACCTTGGAGAACTCTTATATAGCCGTCAATGCTTGGGATGACAAGATGGAAAAAGTTGATGAATATAAGGTGAAGGATATAGTCACCCTGAACTGTAGGGTAGAGTCTCACCAAAACAAAAAGAGAGAAGGATTGCACTTTCATAAAATATTTTTAATATGATAAGGTCCACCACCATATTGTATGATGTTTTGAGAAAGCACGACCTATCTCCTGTCGCATATATGTTGTGTGATCTTATATACAAGTACACCAGTAGCGGTGGATACTGTGATAAAATATTAACTGACCTAGCGGAAGAACTTAACACCTCAAGCCGTAGTCTTAGTAGGTATGTTACTGAATTAAGCGACAAGGGTCTCATTGAAAACATCGGCACTAAGTCTCATCCGAAGTATAAGACTACCCCCCTCTGGTTCCGGTTAGCCGTGTCAGACAGTGACGAGGTTATATCTCTTGAGTATCAAACTGTTTGTAAGGATGTGATTGAGTATATCAATGAGAGATTCAATAATAAATATAACCCAAGAACCTACGAGAAGAGATTCAAAAGCATACTATCAAAGAAGTTTGACGGCAAGCCAGTGACGGGAGCAATGATGGTCGATGTTTTTGTCTGGTGCAAGGAGAACTGGAGTGCTAAGTATCAGTCCTCTGTAACTCCTGAAGTGATCTTTGGAAATAAGTTTATAGAAAAATACCTAATACAATATAAAGAGTGGGAGACTATGAGTAAGGTCGCCCCCAACAGAAAGAATATAGCGATAATATGACAGATAACTTAACTAAATTACAGGATCTTGGCATTAACGTCAAGCATAACACTGGGACAGAACCTCAAAAAACAACATGCCCAAAGTGCTCACACTCCAGAAAAAGAAACAAACATGAAAAATGTTTGAGAGTATGGGTGGAGTCTGGGACATATTATTGCCACCACTGTGGAGACAACGGATCTGTTGCTGAATATAAATCTGATTACGAACTACCAACAGTAAAGGCGTCTCCATTATCACCAAAGATTTTAAAATTCTTTCATGACAGGGGCATCAAGGATTCTACTATAGAATATTTTGGCGTAACAGAAGGCGTTGAGTATATGCCACAGGTCCAGAAAGACAGACCAGTTATTCAATTCAATTACATAAGAAAAGGCAGAAAGATAAACATCAAGTTTAGAGATTCAGAGAAGAACTTTAAACTAAACAAGGGATCTGAAATGATTATGTATGGTCTGGACCTAATCAAAGATGCATCTTGGTGTATAATAACGGAGGGAGAGTTTGATGCTATGGCTTTTTATGAGGCGGGTCTTCAACAAGACAGGTTAATGTTTTCCTGTTCGGTCCCAAATGGAGCGTCAACTGGAAATCAAAACCTCACATACCTTGACAATAGCATTGATGAGTTTGAAAACAAGGATAAAATATATTTAGCACTTGACAACGATGGTCCAGGTATAAAACTTAGAGACGAATTATCGAGAAGAATTGGCAAGGATAGGATTTGGTTAGTGACTTTTCCTGATGATTGTAAAGATGCTAATGATGTTTTACTCAAGCATGGGTCTGAAGAGTTGGTCAAATGTATTGATTCAGCAAAACCTTACCCATTAGAAGGCGTGAGTAAAGCATCGGATTCTCGAAAAGAAATTCACGATCTCTATAATTATGGTATGCCTCAAGGCGATACGATAGGGTACAACAACTTTGATCGTTTAATGTCCTGGAGGCCATCAGAATTTACTCTAGTAACAGGTGTTCCTGGTCACGGTAAGTCTAGTTTCGTTGATCAGGTTGCTGTTGAGTTAGCAAAGAAGGGTTGGAAGTTTGGAGTGTTTTCAGCAGAGAAACAACCCATCAAGGTACATGTGGCAGAACTAATAGAAAAGTATGCAGGTAAGAAGTTTGGGAAGGGTTCTGTAACAAACCTTCAGCCAGAAGAACTTGACCCCGCTATTGATTTTATAAATAAACATTTCTTTTTCATAAACCTAAAGGACAACGATCTCACCGTGGAGGGCATACTTAACAAAGGAAAAGAGTTAGTAAAGAAAATGGGTATTAATTGTTTGATCATTGATAACTGGGCTTTTGTAGAGCATAAGATTGAGAGAGGAATGAACGAACATCAATACACTGGACTTCAACTGTCAAAGATTAAGATCTTCAAGGAGGCTTATGACTGTGGTGTTATGCTAGTTGCTCACCCACAGAAGTTGAAAAAAGAAAACGGGAAAGTGGAAGTCGCTTCAGGTTATAGCGTAAGCGGCTCTTCCCACTTTTTTAATAAAGTAGATAATGGAATTACTGTTTACCGGGACTTCGAGAAAGAACTTGTCGAGGTGCATGTTTGGAAGGTTCGATGGAGGTTCACGGGTAAGACCGGTATGCAGGAGTTCAAGTATGATTTAGATACAACATGTTATTCAGAATACGAAAATGGCGAGACGCAGGAAATCAATAGTCAGTTCCCAAGGTTCAAAGGACAATGAACAACAACTTTTTAAAGTTGAGTGGACACAGAACAGGTGGGGAGGACACGTTGGCAAACAGAAAAAGTTTGAAGCAGGAGATTTATTAAGACCGGCTATGTTAGATGAGGTAGTCCCTGAGAGAGAGGACTACTTCATTAGGCCGATGGCAGAGGGTAACTGTTACTATCTATTGCATAAAGGGTTTAGTAAACTAGCAGAATATGAGGATATAAAAACATTTGTAAAGTACAAATATGTTTATGTCTACAAAGATTTTAATTTATATGGCGTACAAAAATAAAGAAGATCAAAAGGCAGCAAGCCGAAGACATTATCTTAAAAATAAGGAAAAGATAAAAGAGAGATCAAGATTGAGAAAATTGGAGAACCCTGAAAAAGAAAAGGAGTATCGAAAAAAATATTACAGCAAACCTTCTGGAATTGAAGGGATATCTCTTGGAGTATTAAACAGAAGGAAGTATGTGGAGTCCAATCGAGAAAAATATTTAGAGACTAATCATAACTGGAGAAACAATAATAAAGAACACGTATCTAGTTACAACCATAAATATTATCAGGAAAACAAAAGACATGGGAAATAAAAATAGAAGAAAGGGTCACGACTATGAGCGTGATTTAGTAAAGGATTTTAAGAATTTAGGTTTCACAAACTGTGTTACTTCAAGATACGGATCTAAGATGTTGGATGATCAAGGGATTGATCTTATGTATACCGGAGACTTTGCTGTCCAGGCAAAATGCTACTCCCGAAATCCCAACTACAGAAAGGTATTAGAAGAGATGCAGATCAGAGCAACTGATGTGCCTATTGTTTTTCACAAAGTACCCAGGGGCAGGGAGTATTGTGTGTTATATAAAGAAGACCTGCTAGAGTTAATTGAAATGTTAATATCAAATAAGATAATAAATACACCTTAATATGCAAGATGAAATGCCTGTACAATACAAAATAAAAATACCAGAAATAGACAAACTTTTAATTGACCATAACAAGGCTCATGTTGAAATAGTTTCTGTTACTAATACAGAAAAGGATAAAAAGAAATTAAAAGAGTTGGATGAAACTCTTATAAAGAAAATAGACTATGTGAATCATGTAGTCTGTGAAGTCCTCGAATATCTCGAGGCGAGAGGTTGTGATACCTCTGAATATATATAACACTTTAAATTATAATTATGTCAAATTCAGTAGAATTACAAGGTCGCATCAAAAAAATCTCTGATGCACAAACCATTCAAACTCAAAAAGGAGATATTGAAAAAAGAGTATTAACAGTTGAACTAGGTGGTGACTCACAGTATCCTGTGGACTATCCTGTTGAAGCCATTGGTGCTAAAGCAAACCTATTCAATGCTTATAATGTCGGTGACGAAGTGAAGGTGTCTGTTAACCTAAGAAGTTACACAGATCGTAATGGCGAACTTAGAACAGCAAATGCTAATGCCTGGAAGATTACCTATGCGGATGGTAATATTCCCAACAGCAATAACAACCATGCTCAAAAAGTTGAAAACGCTGTAAACGATCTTGCATTTTAATGAATACGAGAGAGAAAATTGAGAGGGTCGGTGCCGAAATCATCGGCCTTCTTATTTCAAAGAACGAAGCATACGGGGATTCCGCAACAAACCCTGTTAAGATATTCAGTGATGGTAACGCTGTAGAATCTTTATGTGCTAGAATCGATGATAAGATATCAAGGATAGAACAAAAGGGTATATATGACAAGACTGAAGATACCGTCAAAGATCTTGTTGGTTATCTTATTCTTCTTTTGGTTGCTCTTAGAGATCAAGAAGAGATCGAGGGTGCTAAACCAAGTGAAACTGTTAAGTGGTTTACCAATAAATCTTGGGGAATATAAGTGGATTTAATTTCTTCCTTGCCCCCGATAAGATTTACGGTAGTTCTTACTACCAGGAGACTTGGATGTTTTTGTTTTTGCGTGAACACCAGGTCTCTTTTTTTTAGGCTTCTCGATATAAGCCGATGCTATTAATCTTGCCATTACTTATGTCTATTATTGCCCATCACTTTCTCAACCCCTCTGGATCCGAAGTATGCTCCAACAATTAGAGATAAAACTCCAGATATAGAATCTAAAGAATAGTCCATATACCACCCCGCAACGTATGAAACGGAGAAAAATACAAGCGTTAACGGCCTTACGTTTTGAGCAAGCCAAGACTTTGAACTCATGTCTGCGGTCCAACGCTTTGTGATCTCTTGCATCTCTATTGCATCCTGCTCTAACAACTTAAGTGCTGTTTCTTTATCTTGAGGGGCTAATACTTTTGGATCTTCTTTTTCAATTAGGTTCTTTACGATACCGAGAACTCCCGCATCAGGTAGTATGTCACCCATCGTACCTAAAAGGCTAGGTGCCACTTTACTAAGGAAAGACCCCACCTTAGTTTCTTTAAATTTTTTTTTAGGTTTACTCATCCTGTAATTCTTTAATCAATTCTTGCAATTTTTCTATATCTTTTTGTAGGTACTCAATCCTTAAATCCTGCTTCGCATCATCGGGCAGTGCACCCATCTCACCTCGTGGCCACTTGATTCTGAACTCATCATTGAGTGTCTGGTTGTACTCTAACCTCACAAGAGAACTTTCAATTTCAGAAATCTTTGCAGTTAAATCAAACCAGATGCCCGCTATAGTTATAATACCAATAACAATACCTACTAGCGTTTTAATATCTAGTTTTACCTCTGATTTTTCTGACAGTTCGCTCATTGTTTACCACCATCTAAATGTTATTCTGACAACTAAAAGATAAATATTTAGTTCATTCCAATCTTCTTCTTCAAACTCTGGAGCACGATCTTCTTTTGGATAATAAGTTAATCCAAATAAAGCACCGTCTGCTATAAGCGTAATCGATGTATCAAACATATTTATCTTGTATTGGTTTGTATTCTAACTTAGCATCGTAACTTGGGCAGGCCTTAGTTGAGAAGTCTCTATGACCATAAACCTCAGCACCCGGATGACTAGCACAAAGATAACCAACCAAGTAGTTTAGGCTGTCAATTTGTGCATCCGTTCTCGTATCTTTAGGTTCCATATCTAAGTCACACCCTCCAACATATGTAATGCCGATGCTAGTTTTGTTGTGTCCCTTGCAATGGGCACCCGAAATTGAGACATCTCTTCCTGGATTTATTGTGCCGTCAAGTTGAACTACATAATGATATCCAATCTGTGACCAACCTCTTTGCTTATGCCATGAATCAATCTCCTCTACAGACACTGGTCTACCCTCTGGTGTGGCAGTACAGTGTACAATTATTTTATCTATCTTCCTCATGTTAATCGTTGTTTCTCCAGGTGTTTACATTCTTAAGTTTTGATTTTGCTTGTGCCGCTCTCCACATTTTTTGGATATTCATCTTATGCATGCTTTGTGATCTTCCAGATGTGGTTAATATTCTGTCTTCCAATTGCCCTTGTCCTTTAATATAATTAGTCAACATTCTACTAAACTCTTGACCCGTTGTTATTTGATGCTGATAAAGTTCATCATCAGTAAGGGTTCTCATTTCATTACCAACCCTCATAGGTCTGTTTTGGATTTTACCTGGGTAAGCATTGTGCTTGTCAATAAACTGCCACCTTCTGTCATCACCTCTAACATTGAGCCAGTGAGTGTATGGTATCACAGTTTCTCCAGGGTAACTCTTAGTCTTTTCACCAAAAGCATCTATCCTAGGTTGTCCTGCAATCTGACTTAGACCTGCGGCATATAACAATGCGTTCTTTACATCGCCCGCACTATATGATGTAGCATCAAAGATCTTTGTTACCTGTCTAAACAAATTTAGATTTTGTGGCATTGGCCTTAATAGGGTACCTCCAACAGATCTTATGGCTGTCTTTGAAATTCTGTCCAATGTTTTTGTAACACTAGAATCATCTACTGTGTTAGGATCAAATTGCGATCCACGACCAGTTACCTGTCCAAACACCGCCTCACTCAACTCTCTTACGGAAGTAAGTACCGATGAATCCATAATAAGGTTAACAGAGTTTGCATAAGCAATAAGTGTTCTTTCCATCATATCATCAAAGACCTCACCTTTTCCACCGGTCATTTTATGTGTCTCCATATAGTTTCCTATGATAGCAAGGGGTATTGATAAAGGAATAATGTTTCTGTAGTCCATCGTCTTATTACCAACCTTAATTGTATATGGAGGTAGTGGAGCGTTCTTCATGTCGTTTCTTGTGTATTGGTTTGAGTTATTGTAACCTCCACCACTAACTTCAAAGAACGGATCATCATCGTCATCTTCATATGACATTGCTGCTAAAGCGGCTAGACCCATAAATGACGTTGTGCCAAAATACGCTCTTGACATTTGTTCGTCTCTCAATCTAGATCCTTTTTCTCCCAATCCATCTTCTGCTTTATAACCTCTTGCCACACCTATACCTGGTGCTACATCTATCATATACTCTCCGATTGAGCCGATGATGCTTGTAAAAGGAACAAACGATTTTAAAACAAGTTGCCTACCAAAGCCTGCTTTTGGATTGTTTGATAATGTGCGGATGTAGTTAGCCATCCATGCAACTGGTTGTGCAAGACTTCCAGGTCTATTGTCTATAAACACTTGAGCATTACTAGCAAGGGTAGCATCAATAGAAAGCCCTTTGATTTCAGCCTCCTTCATTGCTTTTAGATATTCCTTATACTCTTCTATAGACCCGTCAAAGTTTTCTTTCTCTTTCATGGTCTCTAGTTCGGCATCAGGCTTACCAATAAAATCCTCACTATACCTTGCAACAAGTGCTTCGTGCATGAGTTCTCTCATTCGGACTTTTTCAATATTACTAAAGTCTGTGTTGGGATCCGCCTCTCGCAGTCTACCCATCAATGACTCCATCTCTTTTTTGGCATGCCTACTTACTTCTGTCGCTAAGTATAAATCAGATGCTCTCTTTCTTAATTCACTTTTTGGTACACCATCTTTTCTTAACTGATCAAGAAGGTAATTAAAGTACCTTCCTTCATAACCAACCTTACTTATAAATCTATCTGTAGCGTTCAATACTCTACCTACAAATTTATAATAGTTGTATGGGTTCTTTTTACCTCCTTTAAATTCTGTTGTCTCTAGAACATTATAACTTCCCGCCTCCGGATTTGCTTCTGAGTTTTGATACTTGTCAACTCTGGATCCATTTTTAAGAATATCCATTGCCATGTTTCGGCCTTGCTCGAAACCTCTTTTAGTTGTGCCAACCCCTATGCTTCTGATGAAATCAAGATATCCTCCTGTGAATATTCTATCTACTCTCGACATCTCCATCAGTGGTTGCAATATAATGTTTGCAGATCCTGAAGTTATGTTAAGTATTTGAGTGGAAACACCTGAAAGAAGTGCTGCATATTGCAACCCGAAGAATGTATCTTTCAATGTATAAGAGGGAACTAATGAATCCATGTACTTATATGTCGACCTCATAGCGGCATTTGCTAACTCGCTGTTTTCTGGAGCCTCTCTCAATATACTGTGCAGTTCTTCTATCTTACTTTTCTGTTCGGCAGATAGCGTAGTGCTTTCTAATTTTTGTTTACCCCCGAATAACCTATGAATGAAATGGCCAAACTTAGTTTTGTTGTCCATGTCTTCATTGAATTTTTCCATTGCCAGTTCAGTCCTGTCAATTAAAGTGGTTGCAGTTTGAGCGGTCCAAGATCTAAGTGCGGCAGACGCTTGTCCGGAATATGTACCATCCCCTGCCAATGCACGCTCTATCTGGCCCATGGTTTCAATAACAGAATCTATCTCTGCTGTTGATGCACCTTCTGATCTAAGTTTGCTAACCTTTAAACCGTAATGATGTAACGCTGCTTGACGTGCTAGTTGAACTCTTGCTAGTTCTTTCACTGTTGTGTCTGTCTTAAGTAAATCTTTTAAGACATCTACATTTTCAAAACCACCTCTTGAATTTACATCCTCTAATACAAGATCCATGGTTTCTTTCATATCCATAGTCTTGTAGTAGTTAGGGTTGTTGTTCACCCAATCGTATACCTCTTCTTTTCCTACGTCTTGGTCTTTGGCTTTCTCAACTGATCCAGTTTCAAAACCTCTTTGTCTGAATCCATTGTCACTCATGTATTTACTTAATACAACTCGTGCCTGTTCTGTGGTAAGTTCTTTACCGTTGACTTTTAATGAATAGGATTTGATACCGTAAATTAATTCAGCAGAAGTAAATCCTTTGTCCTTAAGTTTTCCTAGTAAACCTGATAATGCACTCGGAAGTTTTTGAGTGTCTAATCTTCGATGTTCAGTTTGTGATATCGATCCGCCATCATCTGACGGAACAGTTCCAGAGAAGCGGGGTCTATCTCCTCCATCTTGGTTTCTTTGTGCATCGATACCTGAACTTGTTTCTGATTCGATACTTGATCTACCTTTGGATTGGTAGTATTGCTTTGTGCGTGTTTTGCTAGTTCCTTTATATATGTCTTCTGATCCATTTTTTATTTTATTTAGAATTTCATTGTACTGATTGTTGTGAGCAACGAAAGTATCTACATAATGTTTGTAAAAGTATAAAACATTTTCGTTATTCTCTAAATTTATTTGAGTTTCTGCTGCGTTGTTAACCCAATCTATGGACGCTTGCCTTATATTATCATCTGTTATATCCTCTTCATTTTCAAAAACGAACTCTGGAACAAATTGATATTTAATACCTATAGCCTTATCGCCTGACTCATTAGTTATTATAGTGTAACCAGATATGGCAGTTTTCACAGGACCAATTTGGACACCCTCTTTTTCTATATTGTCTTGTGCAAACTTAGTTGCCTCATCAAAACTTAAAGGATTTACAAACTGTAATTCAACTGCGGGTCTTGCATTTGGTCTTTTAGTTAACTCTCTCTCCATAGTTTCAGGATCCATTCTTTCGTCAATAGGTAAAACCTCTGACATGAAAACAGATTCCTGCTCATATTTTTTTGCAGATTCAATCACTCTCTTTAATACAGGAGTCATATCTTGGCTCGACTCCACAATCATCTCAGCATCAAATGCTCTTTCAGGATCGTTTAAATATTGTGATTTGGTTGTATTTACTTTTAAAGAAATTAAATCTTGACCTCTTAAATCTTTTTCAATACTAACCCCCTCTTCTTTAAGCATTTCCAGTTTGTCTTGATTGTCCAAAACAGGGTTCTTGTAACTTGGTCTTTCTGTGCTTAAACCTAAATAGTATCTTGTTATTTCCTCTTTAGATGACTCATCCCTAAAGTCTCCTTTCTTTGCTGCGGCCCCAGTTGCCCAACCATTTTTCAGCCATAGATCCTTTTCAGCAAACCATAAGTATGCCTGAAGATCATCGGGATCCATTCCTAGTTTTTCTGAGGCATTAATTATAACCTCTTCGGCAAGTCTATAGTCAGATATGTTACCTGAATTGACCAAAGCCTTTTCGTTAACACCGGCTTCTGCACGTTCTGGGATTCTGTATCTATCAATATTCCCATCATAAATCATTCTTCTGATTGTTCGGGCGGCCCATAAATCAATAGTTGGGTTTGTTGTTATACCAACTACGTTTTTATAAAAATTATTTGTTTTAGTTTGTTGAGTTTGATTTAACCAGATACCCGCCAAAACTTTAGCGGTAGCCGGACTATTTATACCATACCTTAAAGTAGGGTTGTCTGTTCTATACAATACATTAGCCTTTGGCCATAGATTCAGCAACTTTCTTTTTGTTTCATCGATGTCTTTCGGGTCTGGACTTACATCAAATATTTTTGTGCTTTGACCTAAATTCTTTGCAGCATTAATAGCCCTTCCTTTATACTCATTAAAAAATTGGTTAAGTTCTTCTTCGTTTTGATACTGCTCAACTCTATCTATAAATTCTTTATATTCTTCTATATAAGAATCGTAAGCACCGTTTGAATAACCTTTCAATGCCATTACAGCATATTTGTAATTATTTCTAACGTCTGTTTGTGCTGAAGTTGCCCCAATAAGTCTTCCGAAGAAATTAGTTCTACCTCCAAAAATATTTCTCATTCTTGTGTGCAGATCTTTATACCAACCCATTCCCTTCACTACTTCTTCAACAGTGGAATTAGCATTATATTCATCTACAATTTTGTCACCAATCTGATTTATTTTTTGTTCAAGCGTACCTTCAAAATATTTTTCAAGACCATTAACCATGTTATAAGATTGGCTTGATATTTTGATCTTTAATTTTTTACCTCGTTTTTCAAACTGATACCTCCCATCCTTCATCACGGGCTCTATGAGTGATAGCGTTGGGTCGTTCTTAAGAGTTTCTTGCAGTGCTTTAAATTCTGATATTGCTTCACGCTCTGGGTTTTTATACCTTTGCATGTCTATAGCATCAACATCTATTTCGTTATCTGTTGTTGGATCTATGCTCGTAGCGGTCATCAACTTCTCCGCACTAGACTCAATCATTTCATTTAGACTTGATGTCTTAATATCAAAGTCTGCTTCGGCAGGAAGTGATAAAGCCTTCTTAATCATATCCTTTACCTGCTCTATAATTTTTTCAAACTCCGATTGTCGCTTCGGGTCTTTAAATATCTTAGCACCCTTTTCGCCAATTGCCTGAACCAAAGCCTCGTTTAAGGACCTATCACCATACCCTGACGCAACAGCATCCTTATGAAACTCAGTTC